GTTTAGACGAGAGCTACATCTAATTTGGAAGAAGAAGCAAAAGAGAGATTCATAAATCAATGCTAGACCAATACAAGATCAAGATGTTGGCCATCCAATACAAGATGCTTGGCTTCACTAATAAGCAAATAGCAGATACTTTCAATCGCTATGGCTTAGTGACTCCAATCAAGAAAAGGCCTTATAGTAGCGTTGCTGTTTCAGAAATGACCAAAGGCATCAACAATAAAGCTGGCAATTATTCAAAGCCAAAGAAAGAAGTAAAGATGAGCAAGATTTATCAAGATGGGAATGGAACAGCTAGTTTGATTGACTTCATGGGAAGTGATAAGCGCGTAGTCGATGCTGCCAGAGTAAGCTTCCTCAAAGATGATCATGCAGACTCACAGCTAACCGAGCGAGACAAAAAGCTGATTAAGTTCTTAGCAGCTCACAATCACACTTCACCTTTTGAGCATTGCTTGGCCACCTTTGTCTTGAAAGTTCCTTTATTTGTTCGTTCTCAAATCATGAGACATAGAACATTCTCATATAATGAAGTAAGCCGAAGATACACTTCTGAACAGATCGACTTTTGGAAGCCAGGCACTATGCGAGGACAAGCTAAAGATAATCTTCAATGCTCCGATGGTGTTGTTGAATCAAGCGAAGCAGACAGCATCTTCAAGATTGCAACCGAGTTCAGCTTTGCAAGTTATCAGCAACTTATTGAAGCCGGTGTCTCTCGTGAAATCGCTCGTGGTGTATTACCACAAAGCACATACACGACTTTTTACATGACCGGAAATCTCCATAATTGGATCAAGTTCATCAAGCTTCGTGATCATGAACACGCTCAACCAGAAACAAGGGACATCGCTCAACAGATTAAGAGAGCGCTTGAAGTCTGCTTTCCAAACTCAATGGATGCTTACTTTAAATGAAGTCATGAGTGATCATGTTAGAGATGGAGAGCGCTATCAAAAGCGCTTAGCTTCCAAGAAAAGATGGCGAGATAAAAACAAGGCATATATCAAAGCTTATTATTATTGGTATCATTGGACAGTGACCAAGCCTGGCATTATCCAAGTGGACAGGCCAAACATAAAGGACTTCAAATGAATGATGAACACTTAAAACTATTCTGTCTTAAACTTGATCAGCGTGGATTCTCAATCAATGAGATTCAAAAAGCGATCATCACTAATCATGACATTGTGCTTTGTTTGGAAGATGTTGAAGGCTTGTTACGTGATGCTAAGAATGAACAAGGCGAACAAAAACACGCACACGCGAGGGAAGCTAGGGTCTTGAAGGCTCTTTGCGAGATCAAGCAAAGGCTTGTTCATACTGATTGCTCTCCGCTTCAAAAGGAAAGTGAAGCGCTTTATCAAACTATTTGGTCAGTTATTGGAGAACATTATGGCTGGAACAAAGAAGAAGACCTCGAAGACACCGAAGATCAAGAGGAAAACAAAAGCTCAAATTGAGCGAGAGAAGAAGCAAGAAGCTCTCTTGGAGAACATAAGAGCAGGGATGTCCATTGGCGCTTCATGTTCTCAAGCCGGTGTTGGTCGTACAACTCACTATGATTGGTATGAGAAGTATGCTGACTATGCTGAAGAAGTTGATGCGGCCATTGGCTTCTCTGAAGCTGTCATGCTTGCCAAGCTTGATCGGTGCATTGACGACAAGATGGATTGGCGTGGATGGGCTTGGAGATTGTCAAAGCGCTTCCCTGATCTTTATGGCGACTTGAAGCAAATTGAAATGAATGTGAGCAACAAGTCAGATGGATCAGAAGAAGTTCTAAGCATGATGAAACAGCTAGAAGCACAGGTCCAAAATAAGGAAAGCCTAGTCGAAGAAGCAGGGGAGAACTCTGCTGACGACTAGGCCATCACTGACATGAATACTATGACAAGTAGTATCGAGCGGAAGACTAAATCAAATCATGGCGGAAATCAAACTAAATCCTTTACAGCTTGAAATCATCAAGGGCATCACTCGAAAAGACAAGGTGATTGCTGCGCGTTGTGGTTGGGGGTCCGGCAAGACAAGCGCGCTTGTATTCTCCATCCTATACCTTGCCAAGACTCGACCGGGCACATCATCGCTGTTGGTCACCGACACAACTCCAAGATACAATTCTGTCTTGATGCCAGAAATGGAAAAGTGGCTTGGTCCTCTTGGGTGGACTTATAATCACACGATGAAGCAATGGACCGACCAACACACAGGAAGTCAAGTCTGGTGTCGCTCCTACTTCCGACCGGGAACAAGAGAAGCAACTCATAATCCTCTTGAAGGTCTTAATGTGACAAGCGGTGTCTGTTTGATTGACGAATGTCAGACACTCACAATGGAAGTGGCACATAAAGCTCTTGGTCGTCTTCGTGCTGGTCCAAGTCCTATCTTGATCTTGGTGGGCTTGCCTGTTGTGGATGCTTGGTGGGTTAATATGGCAGAGAGTCAAAACATTGCTCCGCTATTCTTTAGCTCTTATGTCAACCAAGACAACTTGGCTGAAGAATGGTTTGAAGCGACCAAGATGTTACCACCTGACGAGCGAGAAGCAATGATCATGAATAAGCCAAAGCCACCAAGCGGATTGATTTATTCAGAGTTCACTGAAGCAAGCCATGTGATTGATAATTGGGAGTACAAGGAAAGCATGACCGGCCGAATCGCTATCGATTGGGGCTTTAGGAAGCCAAGTGTTTTGATCATGGCCTATGATGAAGCGCTTGATGCAACAGTGATTTGCCATGAGATCAATCCTCAAGAAGTCACAACCGACCAACTCACAACGCTGATACTTTCCATAGCTTGGCCAAGATCTTTGAAAGCCAAAGCTCCCGGTCCAAGAATATGGATTGATACAGGAGTGGCAGATAAAGCAGGCAAGGCGAGGAATGACCAGACAGGCCAAAGCGCTTTCCGAGTCATGAGACAAGATCCGCCAAGAGGACTTGGAGTTCCATTGAGACACACCACCGATCCAATCAAAGTTGACATCTTGAACGGAGTCCAAAGATTAAAACGTGCTTTCAATTCAAAGCGCTATCTCATCACCAAAGAAGTTTGGGACAAAGGCGAACGAGCGACCGGCAACAGTATTCGCAAGGCTATTCTCTCTTATGCTTGGGATAACAAAGAGCAACCAAAGAAAGATGGTCGAGAGGATCCGCTTGATGCTCTTCGCTATGATTGCATCATGTTTAATTGGCATGAGAACGCTTTAGATCAAAAGTACAAGCCAAGAAGATCCGCCGGTGTTAGAACTAGAAATGTTAAGGTGGGGGGATCAAAGACAAGGAGCTTTTAATGGAACTGATTGAAACAAAGTTGGCCATAGTCCTTCTCGACCTTATCGGCTCGACTAGGTTTGTTCAATCAGCCGGAGCAATGAAAGCGGCTATGTGGCTTCAAAAGCATGATAGGCTTACTCGCTCTCTAATCTACAAGTTCAACGGTCGAGAGATTGATAGATCAGACGGTTTCCTTCTCAGCTTTGAGCGACCAATAGACGCGGTGAACTTTGCTTTGATCTACCAAGAAACGATTCCGCCAAAGATCAAGCTAGGCTGTCGAATTGGTATTCATTGGGGAGTGGTGGTTGAAGTCAAACAAGATGAGATCTTCACCATGACCGGAGCCAAATCAGTTGAGTTGGAAGGCATTGCCAAGAATATCGCAGCAAGAACCATGTCGCTTTGTCAAGCTGGTCAAGTCCTACTCACAACCGAAGCAATGAAAGCGATCAAGGGCCGGACGAATAACTACACTCCCAAGAATACAAGATATGCTTGTGTCGGTGAATACAGATTCAAGGGAGTTCGAGAGACTCAAATCGTTTATGCAGTGGGATCAACTATTGAATCTTTACAGCCACCACCGGGAAGCGAAAAGGTCAAGCGCATAGCAGGCCCAAAGAAGATCAAGAGCAAAGCGAGGGATAGGAAATTGAAAGAATGGATTGTCTGGTTTGCTGTTCGTTATTGTTGGATCATGACTTTCTATGTGATCTCTGTTTCAGTTCCTGTCTTGATTGATCCATATGCAAGGCGAATGAATGGAGTTGATGACTTGTTCTATTGGATTGATTATATAGTTGAGTTTATAACTATGTTTTTTTTGGGGATATTATGAACGCAATAGAAGACAGACAAGAAGCCAAAGAGTTCTCCAAAGATGTTAAGGCAAGACGTGGCTGGTGGTTCTCTGTCATGTTCCTGCTCTTAATCGTTGGCCTGATCTTGTTTCTAACTTATGTCAAGATCGTTGATGAGAATCGTGATGTATTAGTTGGAATACTTGGTGTGATCACAGGCTCAATCTCTTCAATGGTCGCCATTGCTTCCGGCCGGGATCCTTCTGAAGTAGAAGAACTCAAAGACAAACTAGCAAGCGCTAACTCAGATCGAGAAGCTTTGATCGCTCGTCTTCGTGATGCACAGATTCAAATGCAATTATTGAGAGAGCAGATCTTTGAACTTCAAACAGCTGTCATTGATAAGCTCTCAATCTTTAGTGGTCAGAAAC